TGTTTTATCGTTCTGTGGGACACCGCACCGACTCCCCGCATAATCATAGATACTGTAGGAACTACTAAATCTCCCGATACTGCCAAAGTTACTTTCCAAATTGATCTCTCTTTGAATACGATTATCGCATCCTGAAATTCAATAAGTCCTTTAACTTCATCTCCTGCGTCTTTATCTATATCTATATACCCTCCACCATATCTCCAGTTAAACCTATCCACATTTACTCCACCACCCGACCATGTAATACGGGATGGGTAGCCTTGGATATTTCCCATGACTAATTTATCTTTATGAGAGATAAGGTATTTAGCTACTGGACCAGAAGTCGTATCGGCAGCTGAAGGAAAAACTAGCATTGAGGGATCGGGAACACCTGCATAATCAAAGCGTAAAGTAGATGAATCAACTGATGTAATAAACCTCTCATCTCCTTGATCGACTCCGTAAATTCCATATCCTGCAACTGCTGATGCTGGAGAAGAAGTTGTCCATGTTACTCTAAGGGTTGTATTGATTAAATCTTGAGGGGTATTGGAAACAAGCACCGCATCTGAAGCGATTGTTTCCCCGACCGCATTAAAAGCACTTATACGAAATGAACGGGTAAATGTTCCTGATACTCCTGAAAGATTAGTTACCTGCACCCCCGTAGGTTTACTTAACTGAGTAAAGCCATAAATAGATGCACCGTCATACTTTTTGAGAGTATCAATTCCATTAACGATGTAGACTTTGTTATATACCTGAACCATATCAGCGTTATACCCTGAAGAGAAAGAAGCACCCAGTATGTTTGTATAAGAAGCATTACTTTTTTTAACTAATATTCCCCAATCAGATAGAGCTAAAAGTTCATTCACTCCTGACGCACCTGAAGCAAAATTTACCCCTTTGAGTCCTCTGACACGTTGAGCACCTGTAGCAACTGAGGGAGCTGTGAGAAAGTAATTAGCAGAGCCTTCTCTTTTTGTAGGAACACCTTTACCGACTAACTTAAGATTATCGGCCTGTGCGAGCTCGTTGTCTTTAATTTCAGTCTGACGAAGTAAAGTGTTTAATCCACCCTTAAAATCCTTCCAGTCAAGCTGTAAAGGTTTTGGAACTTGATATTTTGGTTCTCGGAAATCCCATTTCATACATATTAATCTCTTCCGATACGGAAGCCTTTTTGTTCAAGTTGGTTTTGAATTGATCTATCCTTATAAGCAAGTCCACGGGATGCCTCATTCTCAATCATTCTTGCGAGTATGCGATCTGCTTCAACCTTTGCCTCTGGGAAGCGACCATCCTCACGACCTTTATAGATGTAGTACAAAGCTCTCTGAACGATAAAAGTAGGATCTGGACATTCGATTACGTTTGTCGCTGATGCAAGGCTCTGTGGACTCTTGTAGTAAGTGAATTGCACCGATGCTCCCGATGACAGAGTGGATGCGTGAATATACATATACTTACCATCTCCTTCGTTAGTAAATACATTCACATACTTGTCTGAATCCAAATAAAGTCTGTTGGTTGAGGGATCAACTACAGGAAATTCATTGAAGGTTGAACCATCCCAGACAATACCTGGGAATCCGTCTAACTTCTTGAAATTCGTTGGAAGTCCCAACGTAGCAAATCCCGCAGCGGTTACTTTAGAGTTATAAACCACCTTGAGATTATCCCAATCTGAGGAATTCTCATAATCTATCAATGCTCTATTAAGAGCATTCTTACGAATGTTCCAGTCAGTACCACCCGCTGTAGGAGCAGTAGCTGACTGGTCCATTTCCGATGCTATTTGTTCCTGAGCGTCCTGTAAAGTGTACATATTAAAAACATGCTAAATCAGACCATTAGGTCAGCATGTCTTAGAATGCTGCACCACCTATTAGGGCTGCGCCTTTGAACAAAGGAATGTATCTAACTTCTCCGCCAACTACTACTGGTAAAGCGTAGTCAGTATTTGCAACTGTTGTTAATACAACTGATGTGCAAGAAATAAATCCTCCTGCAAACTGCATAATTGCTGCTGATGCTACTGATGTTCCTAAGAATTTCAGTGATGCAATAGTAATAGAGCTGTTCACTGTTTTACCAATGATTACTGCATTACCCGCTGTTGCATTTGATCTAAAGTCTCCTGCTACTGCTGTTGCGTCTTTAGCGTCAACATCGAGTCCGATTCCCTGAATACCAGAGATTTGAACTGCTGCGCCTGAAGCTGTTGATAGTACTGAAAGAGCAGGATAACCTGCTGCATTATTATTGACACTCAACGCTGCTTGTGCATTTGCTGATCCGCCTATAATCCCCAATCCGCCTTCGTTGTCTAGGTCGTAAATTGATTTAGCCATATTTTAATATCACACTCCTTTCTTGGGAGATTCCCACAAAAAAAACGGCCTTAAGAGCCGTTTCTTAGTTTTAAACTTGAAACTTAATGTATTTTACAACACTGTTAAAGAGTAATCAATAGATTTATGCACCAAAAAACTTAGTGCTAGTTGTCATTATGGAAAAAACGGTGGGAAATATAGGAAACTATCGAGGAAAGAGGATAAAGCCTCCACCGATTAGGTCTTTGATTGCTCCCCCTGGTGCTGCTGCTCCCTGTGCGCTATCTATAACAGGTTTAAACTCACCAAACACACCTTGTGATTGATTAGCAGTAAGCGTGCCTAACGCTATATCGTCTACAGGTTTAAACTCACCAAACACACCCTGCACATGATTGTAATCCCCCTCTTCTGCAAAAGGAGCGAATGACACCATCATCATCGCAGCATCATCCGATAGACCTGTATCGTATTCATGGGTAACGCTTCCTGCTGGAGTATGCGCTCCTGAGTAAGAACTTCTTACCCATCCACCATTTGTAGACTGAATCTGCGTTTGACTTCCCCCAATAGAGTCTATTTCGCTATTCGTAGACTGAGCGCATGAGATAACATAACAGTTATCAGCAACCGTTGTAACTGAATCATCAACTGGATCATCTGAGGCGGTTGTCCTTACTTTGGATGCGTCAATGGTTTGTAAATGACCACCTATTGCCATTCCATGAAGGTCTAAATTTGAACAAGCTCCACCCATTGTAACAACAATATTGTTCGCACCTGTTCTTGCGCTTGCTATATACCATGCTTCAACTCGTTCATACCCTATATCTGAATGGTTAATCTTTGTAAGATTATCCCCTCCGTAGGTAACTGAGGATACTGTACGATCACCACTTGTAGAATCACTAGGCGCAACAAAGACTAAAACACCGGTCTTGTTATTAGTAAGAGCGAGTGTCTTTGAAGATACTGCTGTATCGTGACTTCCGACTGAATTGCCTATTGTTACTGCCATACATATTAAGTTATTACTGGTACTGGATCGACATAAAAAATGTTTGTTCCTGCTTCTTTTGTTTTTGCATACCAACATCGAAGATACGCTACCCCTGCCTGAGCTGGAGCTACAGTAACAGTTAATGATTGCCAGGCAGTTGATCCGTTCATATCAATTGTGCCAGTAGATTTTGTTATTTTTCTAAAGTTATTTGTTGCGTGTCCCCATGCTTCAAGCTCAATCCAAAGTTCTGAAGCTGTAGGATCGGCAGACCAATCACCTGTAGCAGAAGGACGGAAATAGACAGTATAGGTTTTTGAATCAGTTGTGGCGTAGATGGGGAGTTCAAAGACTAAAAGCTTCGTATATTCCCAAACAGATCCAAGAGCAGTTGAAGGAGTAACTTTTATTGATTTATTGCTACCACCACTACGAACTGTTGTAGTCTCAGACTGATAAATAGCAGCACTTGCAGTACCTAATGAATTAAAATATCTGTTATCTCCAACCGTCCCACCATAATCCTCAAAATTAACCACATAAAATCCCTGACTTGTAGCCCTTACGGGTATAGTAATACTTGAAAAAGTTACATTTCGACCAAAAACCTTTTTATATAAATCGGAATTGGTTGATGGAGCAAAAGTATTGTCACTTTCTACATCTATAAGGTAAAGATAAGCTGGAGTTGCACTCCCTATTGGCGTAGAAGTTAAAACAATATCCTGCATCCAAATAAAACCGATATAATCGTAAGAGAAAGAACCAATAGTAACAAAACCGGAAGAAAAATTATCCGCACGACATTTGAAAAAGAAAAATTCCGCTGCTGCTGGATTAGTTTCTACAACCATATCATTAGCACCAGCTCCTTTAAAAATACAATCTTTAAAAATAGCCATCATTGTATTTGGATCAATAGCACCATCGGCATCAGTTGACCTTATATCTAAACCACAAAAATACCAAAAGTAATCTCCTGCTAAAACTATAGAAAAAGCAGCCGCAGTATCATTCCAAATAGGGTTATCCTGCATGTTATACATGGTCTTTCCTGAGCCTGCCTGGTTGCCTTTATATGGCAGATGGAGAGTTACAGTAGTCGTTACAACTGAGGCGACTTCATACGCAAACTCCCTGTTGTTATCCCCTGAAGCATATATCCAATCCCCAGCGGCCAAAGAACCTGAAATGTCTGCTGAAAAAGTAACAGTTTTTGATCCAAAGGTAAGGGTTGCTGTAGCAGTTGCGGATAGGTCAACTTGATCTCGCCACAAGTTATCATAATCTGCCTCGATAACTATGGGGTTTGCTACTGTCCCATCAGAAGTGAAATTGAGATCAGTTCCATCATCCATTTGGACTGCTCCTCGTCTAATAATTACTTTATCTCCAGCACTTCTAGCGTTTTCTGTGAATTGGTCAAGATCAATCCAAGCATTGAGAATGTAGTAGGTATCTCCTGCCGTCATTCCTGTAATTGCTCCTGCAAGAGTAACTGTATCAGTTGCAGCCACGAAATCAGAAATAAGCGAACCTATGCCTCTTGTTACATTATAAAAATAACTATTAAGAATATAATCATCCGCACCTGTCAAAGCATTATCAACAAAATGAGTAGTGTCAGCGGTTGAATCAACTGTTGAGTCAATCCTTGTTCCTGCGAAAGTGTCAGTTCCATTTGTCGGATCGATATAATAAGTTGTTCCCAGCGGAACACGAAGTGTGCTTCCCTCAGGCAATGTTCCTTTTAGTTTTTCTTCTTTAACTTCCAAGTGTCCCGATGCTCTCAATTCTATCTCTTTAGCTATTCTTTCAACTGATTGATTGAGTTTTCCTACCTTCCATGTGTAGTAAAGCTGTTGGCTTTCAAACTCCTCATCAATCCATTGTTGCAAAGTCTTTCCTTCAATCTCTGTGGGGTTCCCCTGATCTTTGAACATTTGCTCAAACTGCTTAGTTATTCCATGTAATCTTACCTGAGGCCAGTTAGTAAATTCGTCAAGGTCTTTTTCTACTTTTAAAACCTTTTCCGCATGGGAGTCAAGCATCTCCTGTAACTGATAATCAAATTTAACGTCAAGATTTTCTTTCTTAACATCCTCTGCCCATTCTTCATCCTTGGAAGGTTTAGCAAGTTCCCATTCTTGTATTTTATCTAATTTTTCTAGTCGTTTTGGATCCATAATTATATTTCATATCCCGTTATTGTGATATAAATATTCCCTGCTGTTGTGGTAACTATCAAATCAGCTGCATCTTCCCCTGAAAACCAAGGAGTATTAAACGAGTGTGCTATACCTGAGTTTGCAGCAAGCTCAAATTTAGCAACCGCCTCATCTCCACCTGCCTTGTCATCCTCTAATGTTACTGTAGCTGCTGCTGATACGTTAATTATTAAATCGGTTACAAACCAGCGTTTCCCTGCAGCAGGACTCCAAATAATCCCGTCTGTTACTGCGCCAGCATTTGTGTAGTATTTTTTTACATGAGCAGTTCCAGCAGTAACTAAATCGCTTTCATTTACCGCTGTTCTTAATTCTCTAAAAGCGTTGGTGGTAAGTGGGGTTACATCCCCGTCAGTATTTGCCGTTGTAGCGACCTGAGTGACAGCACCAACTAAAACATGCTTAGAGGTATCCGCTGTCCAGTCTGCATCATCAACATATATAGTGTCATCAATTAACTCAACCGCAGTTTGAATAGATGTCGTATCACCAGCGATTGTTGCTAAGTGCGTTACCTGGGTATCCTGTTTTGCTTCCGTTGCAACGCCTGTAACTGCAACTGTTCCATCTACAGTTAACGATCCTCCGTTATCATCTACGCTTAATACACCTGTTGAGTCAGTGGCAATAGTCACTCTCATCGCTGCTGCTTCTGTTCCTGTACCAATTACTGATAATTGTGCATTATCTACGGTTATCGAGTTGCCCGAATCGTTAATACCCACTTCGTCCCATGTTCCACTTTGAGTTGCTGCAACCGTTCCGCTTACAGCCACAGTATTTGCAACAGTAACTAATCCAATGAAGGCAGATGAAGCAACTAAAGCTGGTTGATTGACCACATTAACAGTGGCAAAGCCTATATTGTTTATTCCAGCATTGAGGCTCACATTCCCTGAATCTATAGTTATATTCCCAGCGAAGGTCGTAGATACTGTATTTGCTACAGTTACCAATCCTATAAACGCAGAACTTGCGACTAAGGCTGGCTGATTAACTACATTAACCGTTGCAAATCCAATTCCAGCAACACCCGCATTTAAGTTTGTATTGATTACTCCACCAAGCACTGAAACACTTCCAATATTAAGTGTGCTTGTTTGTAATGTAGAATTTATAGTCCCTCCAAGTATCGAAACTGAGCCTATATTTGCACTTGAAGCTACAAGAGCAGGTTGATTGACTTGAGTTACAGTAGCGAATCCGATTGAATTTACTCCTGCATTTATTCCAAAGTCTGGATTAGCTACTGTAACTATAGAATTCCCAACTCCCGCTGCACTAGTATTGACGACTGCATAGAGTGTTGCATTGCTTATATTTACATTCCCTGACACGCTCATCAGCCCTATGTAATCAACTCTGGGGTTAATGGTGACGATTGAATTGCCTACGCCTGCTGCTGACGTGTTGACCACTGCGAATAAAGTAGGAGTACCAACCATTACTGTTGGAGTACCTAAAAGACTAACAGTAGCCTGACCTGCTGCATTGATAGTTCCACTGATTTGCAGAGCATGATTATCTTTATCATGTACATCTCTAATAACGTCTTGAAAATTTAAAGCCATATCATTTTTGTAAAGCTAACCTTGCGAATAAATAAAGATTGTCTATATTCTTATTTCCTACACTCGGCACGCTTCTGGATTTATTGCTAATCCATTGTGTCAATCTTCCTATATCCTTATGCCCTGATTTTAATTTAGCCCACTCAGTAATCGTATAAACCTTGTCGTAATATTGATTCCAGTCATGAACTGTATCAACTCCTAAAAATTTACCGATAGTGTTATATATCGGACTGGTAATCATTTGATCTGCCGATGCAGTAGGCATCACACTTGGTTTCTCTTTTTTGAGAGCCACTGCGTTATACGAATAAGGATTTTCCGTATATACTTTGACTTTCTTTTCAAATCTCTGTATGTTTTTTGATAATTCAACTTTTTCTGCTTCATATTGTATTGGCTTTGGTTTAGGTTTATCTCTTAAAGATCTTAAGCTAATATCTTCTCTCTCGACCTCAACTGTTGGTATAACTTTTATATCCATAAAAAAAGACGCCCACTTTTGAGGCGTCATGATCAGTAAGATTTGACTATAGTTATTATACGTCATGAGTCAACGTATTTCAACAGATTTTCCTGATTTAACTTTCTCGTTTCGTTTGTGAGTTCATCCATGTGTCTTACAAACAGAGGCGTTGTCTTTTCAACATAAATCTTATCCCAGTCTTTAGATAATCTAGGATGGTGAATTGCTTTGTATTCTATCGTGTGATCTATAAAAAAATCCCAGTTCATTCGGTTTAATCTCCAACACATTTCTTTTTCTTGTGCGCCGTTACAAGTATCGTACTCTTCATCAATCCCCCCGCATTCAATTAGAGCTTGCTTAGGAATTGAGCACATCACCATCTCCATCTCAGATGGTGGTACATCCTCAAAAGATACTTTAGTCTTAGCTCTGGGATCATGCCAGACTTTGTTAAGAGGTACTCCCCGATCATCAAAACCTTCGTATTGGTGTCCTATTGCTGAAACAAGAATCCTCTTATTATTCTGATAGTGAAACCAGAACTTTGAAAGTACATCAGGTGGAAACCAAATTCCATCTTGGATATTAACAATCAACTCCCCTTTAGTCTTAGCGTATGCTTGATTCCACCCTTTACACAAGCTCCAGAAGTCATGTGGTGACCTAGGCGGGTCTTTTAGTAGTAAGGTGGGTGTAACTGTCTTTATCTCAACAGGAGATGTGATGATCCATTCCCAATCTGTAAAATCTTGTCTCTTTAGACATTTCTCTACAATAGGTAATAACTCTGGTCTAACGCTGGGAGTAACAACTGAAATCTTCATAAGTAGGACAGTTTTTCTTTATAGACTTTCCTTCTTTCATTATAGGGACCGTTAAATGGAGAGTTCTCTTCCCATAATGGAAGTCTGCCGTGTTCTAGAGAATAACTTTTGATCGTCTGATCAAGCTTGAACTCATATCCACCGAGATTGTTTAGTCTATCTAATACGTCAATCCCACAAAGACTACTGTATTTGTCAAGGTATTCATCAAACCCCCCGACAGCGTAGAAGGCCTCAGTCGGAAAAGATGCGAGATTTAGCTCAATACTCATCCATGGGCAAGTAATGTAAGCTCCAGTATCTAGCTCCCGTGGGTCTTTCCAAGTTATGGCCGTGAAGGTATCATTTGTATATTTATTCCCTACTGCTCCAACGATAGTTTTAGGTTCAGTCTCGTGATGAAACCAAAACTTTTCAAGAGCTGTGGGATCAGCAGAAGTCCAGTCTTGCCAGCTAACAATTAGTTTCCCTTTAGCTTTCTTAATTAAACGATTGTAAGCTTTATACACCCCCCAGTAATCACCTTCGTTTTTCTCCCCAGAAGTATCTACGAGCCACTCGTAATCGGTGTGCGTTTGACGCTTGAGAGCTTTCTCTACTAGTTTAAGTCCTTCAGGACGGATACTAGGCGTTATTACTGATATTAGGTTTTCTTCCATATCCAAGTACTGCATCAGGGTACATCATGTTCCCGTCCCACGCTTTGGTTTCAAAATGACAATCATCGTAACCTTCAAAAAACACATCTCTATAAGTGTTCTCAAAGAATCTATAATAATCCGAAGGCCACCCATGCTCGGGGTGATGAATACTCGGTGTAGTAAGTAGCATCCACCCATCCTTCTTTAAGACATTCCGCATCTTATTAACAATAGATACGGGATCTTTAACGTGTTCTAGTGTTTCGGTGCAAATTACAAGATCGAATGTCTCTTCAGGCCAGTGAGTAGGAATGTTCTCAGCATCATCTATTACGTCAACATTTTCCCCATCAATTAAATCTAACCCAATATATTCAGTCCAGTTTACAAGTCCTTTAACGCTTCCGTTTACATCTCTTGAACCAACCTCCAACACTTTAGGAAAAGTCTTACCCTTACCGAACTCTAAAACAAAATCTTTAACAGGTTGGATCATAGTTAAGGAAATGGCCTCCAATTCTTTTTTAATTCATTAGGAAATTCTTTTTCGAATAATAGTTCGGGGTAATCTCCGTGCTTTTTCTTGAAGTATTCCCTATTTCGTGTATCAAATTCTTCTCTGTTAGGTATAAATTGCTGGGTGAATGAATCTTTGTGCTGATACTGAGCTATGTTTGTATAGGCTTGAAGATAATGTTCTCTCATTCTTAACCAAAAATCCCAATCGTCGTATGAGTTAAAGTAATTCTCGTCATACAGTTGTACATTTCTGACTACAAAGAATGACGAAGAACACCATCTTTCTTTTCCTCCGTACCAAACATCCTTTTCTTCAATAAATGATTCGTCATAACCGATCATTCTAAAATGCACACTACCTACCTTCTCATTCTTTAAGATTGCTTTTGCGACCTCTTGCCAATTACTAGATACCCTTATATCATTATTCGCAACTGCTACAATCTCACCCTTATCACACAACTTCAAGCCTTGATTAACAGCTTTCGCATAACCTAGATTTTCTTTATTGCGGATATAAGTTGATGCAACGCTTCGCAAGTACCCACCCCCCATAGGCGATCCGTTGTCTATGATGATTAACTCTACATCGCCTAAAGACTCAACTGCTGATTGAGTCAACATTAAGAGTTGTTCATTAATAATCCAGCAGGGCATTATTACTTTCATTTTAACCCCCTTAAAATATCTTCTGCGTACTTATGATGTGAGTAATTCTTGACTACAAACTCCCGTGGAGTAAGTCCTGATTTCTCAAACTCAATCATATAGGACATTGTTTTTATGTTTAAAGGATTGATTACGTCAGGTTTGATTCCACAACTCATCGCTTCAAGAACGGTACGCTCTGATCCATGTATTGCAGGGATGACTACACGTTTTGATCTTCTGTAGTATTCAAGTATTTGTTCTGCGGGGAAGTAACCTACTTTGACATTAACCCCCTTATATACGCATTCGTTCCAATCTTCATACCCGTCAGGTTGTACAGTTCCTATACAGGTTAAATCTTTCCCTAAGTGAGCAATATTACGTTGTAGTTTCCAAGGTGAGAACGTGGCTGGATAAAAATATTCAATATCTTTATCTCTCTCATCGGGAGTGTAAAAGTCAGTATCAGTTCCGAATGCACGAACAGCGTGTATTCCTTGTGCTCTAACCATCTCATAAACTGGTTCAGACTCACAATAAACTACGTCTAGCTTTCTGAGGTTATTAAAATTAGTTGGTGTGGTAGTTAAGAATAATCCCTTTTTACCCTTATACTTATCTATGTGATCAAAGAATTTACTGTTACTGTCATCCCAGAATAAAATCACGTCAAACTTATCTTCTGGTAGAATTTGACCGATTACCCATTCAACTTGATGTTTCTTTTCAAGAAGCTCGATAGCGGAACGCAACCCATCTCTCCAGTTATCATAAACCTTATCTGCCTTATCAAAGTACCAAACGAACGCTATTGAAAGATTGCTTTTATTTCTCATAAATGTTATACTCATATATATGATATTGATATGTAAACAGTGCACTAACGAATTTAATACCACAATAACAAGAAGCAAGAAATATTGTAGTCGGAAGTGTTATGGCCTTGCTAAAATTGGTAATTGCCCTAAGGGGGGTAAATACCTTAGTCCACACGGTTATTATCATATTCGTGTACCAAAAGACCATCCAAATAGACAACATAACGGATATGTTATGGAGCACCGTCTGGTAATGGAAAAACACATCGGCCGCTATCTTCTTCCCACTGAGTTGGTTCACCATATAAATGGGATTAAAACTGATAACAGTATTGAAAACCTTATTATTATTACAAAAGCAAGACATAATGCTATACATTCTGGAAAGGGATTTATCCATCCTACTAGGTGTACTTTTGATGCCTGTATTAATCCATTTTTTGCCAAGGGTATGTGCAAGAAACACTACCACCGAATTTGGGCTAGAATAAATAAACATTATTTGCCTAATAGGTTTCATAAAGATGCCATTAAATAAACAAATCTTCATTTAAACCTCTTTCTGTACTCTGCATTTGATCTACATACTTTAGAGCAGTACATAACAGGTAGTGTTCCTAAGCGGTCTTTAGCATAGGTGTACATTTCTTTACCGCACTCCTGACATTTGGTTTTGAACATCATTGACGTATCACTCACGGTGCTTCACCTCCACTAAATAGCAACCCTGTTCATCTTTCAGGAATTGCTTAATTTCGTAGTTTTTGAGTAAGTCGGCTAAATCATCTTCACTAAAAATTCTTAGATGTCCCGATGGAAGCCCATCATTCCAATCTCCAGAAGTCCTGCCTATTTCCTCTTTATGAAGCGTTATTCCTATATGTTCAGGCGAAGGTGTAGTTATGTAGAAACTGCCACCCTTATTAACTAGACTCATACAATGGTCTATTACTTTCTGAGGTTCTGGCATGTGCTCTAAGACTTCCGAGAGAATAACAGCGTCATGCTTACCCTTTGCGTTCATCAAGTCATCACAGATAAAACTAGCTGTTAGCTTATGTTTTTCAGCTAATCCATTTGCAATATCAACAGAAGGTTTGTATAGATTCCAACCTGCTGTCAACAATCCTCTTTTAGCAAGAGTTAAAGCTACATACCCATCCGCACAACCCAAGTCCAAAGCTGTCTTTGCACCCTGCTTTTCAATACTATCAACCAACCACTTAAATCTCGGATATAGCTTAGTACAATCTAGTGCCATTTCTTCGGAAACTGGATCTTCCTTTAATTGCTCAGAGTAATACTTTTTATAATCTTCAGGATTGAATGCGTGTTTGACTCTTAACCATAATCTATCTTTAAGAGGCCAGTTCGTATCCTTAACTACATCCCACGCCTTGAGTGCTTGATTGTTCTCAAGTAAATCTTCCACTAACTTATCTAAATTTCTTCTGAATTTAACCCATAGCTCTTTTCCGTTTTCAATTATCATTACCTCGTTGCCTGCAAGCAGTTGCTCCATTTTTTGTTTATTATATGTTCGGACATGATCTAATAACGCTTTATCATCTTCCCAGACCTTTTTAGCAGCTGCTACATCAAAACAGCCATTCGGGGTAGTTATATAACACCAGCCTTCATCAGAGACTAGGGAAAGCATATTCTCGATTAGTTTAGAAGGATCTGGAATATGCTCGATTAATTCACAAGATACTACTGCGTCATACTTCTGTCCGTCTTGGTAGGTAAGCGCATCGCCCTGTACAATGTTACGTTTCGGATCACTGGCTGCTTTACATATCTCAACACCTTTTGCACCTTTACCGAATCTATCTACCAAGTTTCCCTCGTAACAGCCTAAATCAATTAAGCTCTTAGCGGTTTTTGTCTCCTCAAGTATCCACTGATAAC